CACTTGGAGGGCTTTAGATGCGTCAGTGTAGTCATTAGCTGTTCCGAATGGAGTAGTACCAGCAGTACCGACAGCGCGAGAGAAAGTAGACTGCAAACCACAAAGGTCGGCTTCTACTTCGTTGGTCACTGCACGAATAGCTTGTGCAATTTTGTTAGCGCGTACACTTCCGTACCCAGCACCAGTGTTAAGACCTAATTGATCTTCACCGTTAAAACCAAACTCAGCCGCGCGCGACTTAGTGATGATAATGTCGGTGAAACCAGAAGTCTGACCAGTAGGATCAGGAACGACCATTGCAGGAGTAATGTTAGATACATTTCCTACAGGCTCAACATCAACGCGAATTGCTTGCCCTACTTGAGCAGAATTTGCTGATGCGTTTAAAGTAGCTGATGGGATCATTCCAGTTAGTTCGCGTGAAACAATGTCCAATGCTTCGAAGATTTCTGGTACTAGACCAGTGATTGTGTTCTCTGCCATGATAAATTACCTTTTAATAAACAGTGCCGCCAGATTTGATGTGCTTCATTTGGTCGGCTGGATTAAGTGCTGTGAATTCAGCACGTGATTTAGTTTTTGCGGCACTGCCACTATTGTTTCCACCAGTAGCACCACCACCGGAGGACTGATTGCCCTTTAATAAAGAGGCAAATTTCGGATCATTCTTAAACTCAGCTTTTAAGTCGTCTAAGGATGAAATGGTTAGGTTTCCACTGCCGTCTGTGACCTTTAAATTGCCCTCCTGAAAGGAGAGGCGCGTATTAATAAAGGTGCTTAGTAGGTCAATGTTTGAACCTTCGGCAAGATCAGCCGCTATTTTCATAGCCGCATTGCCTTTTTGTTCTGTCTCGATTCGTCCCTGCAATTGGCTCAACGTGCTTTCAGTCATTTGCAGTTTTTCGGATGATGATTTGTACAGCGATTCGAAATCACCGCTTTCCTTTGCCATTCGGTCTTTTTCAGCAATTGCATCAGCCTCGGCCTTACGTTTTGCCTCTTTTGCGCTCTTGGTTTCGGTTAACAGTTCATCATTCTTGTTTTTGATTGCATCAAACTGATCGGCTAACTCCTTGTTTGTTGCTTGTAGGGTTGTTAGCTGCTCTTGTAATGCGGATACATTCACTTCTTCAGTCATGGGTATTGCCTTTTTTGGTCACAAACCAAGCGGCCACAGACCGCCATATATCGAGAGCGTTAACTCTCAAATTTTTAGATATTTGTCGTTGGAAATGACTTAGTTAAAAGTCAAGGGATTAGATCGGCACTTTTAGCTTAGTTTTGGGCTATTGATTGCCAACCTCTTGTTTTTCGGGGGGTGTAACAGGCTCTAACTCGACCACTTCGGCATCGTCATCAATCTCTTGGTCGGTGCGTTCATCATCTAAAAGGTTAGAACGCCTTAGTAGGTATCTAAGATCAGTCTTACCAATAACACCTCGATCTTGTAGCACCATTGCTTGTGCCAACATTTGCGGGTCAATCGTGGAATCGTAGAATTCTTTGTTAATAGCCAGAGTAACTTCACCTTCGCCACCCATGAACTCACCAACCCACATAAGAGCCTTCGTAAATCCAGCCTCAACATTGACAATTAACGAACCTAGCTTAGAGTTTTGACCAGCAAAGCGAATCTTAGCGGCCTCTGCTGTCTCCGACCCTGCTGAATCCTGAATGATGCGAGTACCAATCTTTACCATTTGGGCTTCTTTAAGCTCCATACCTCGTTCTGGCATCTGATTGGGTAATGCTTGTAATAGGCTTGCACTAGAATCAATGGGGAGTAACAGACCGGAACGCGAACCAAGTTCAATACCACCGGAGAAATTATCATCAGCCCATGATTGCGTTAGGCCAGAAATTACAGGGGTAGGCTGCCCGACAATAAAGCTAGATTCCTCATAGTCAGCACTGTTTCGGTAATGGGCTATATTGACCTCTGCTATGTCGTATAGAGGGGCTTTATCAGATGTTTCATCGTTATTGATTGAGCCTATGAACTCAAACGGTATTACATCCCATGTCGAGCCGTTAGATTTTCTGGGTACAATATCATCGGATACTAATTCGTTATTTTCATCATAGAGGCGTTGAGTGTAGACACCTTCTGCTAAGAACAAAACACGGTGATACATACAGTGTTCAACGTCAAAAGGGTCTGATATCAGTGGCTTTATGCGTGGCTCTTGCAATACAACCATTGTTAATTGTTTAACACCGCTCACAACCTCACAACGCCAATTGATTACAGACTCAGCAGGATAGGCTAACAAAGAGGCTTGCAACCCTGCATTGGTAACTTGTGCTTGTGTTAGTCCTTCCTCGGTCTGTGGGTAATCAGCTAACAACCCATAACGACCAGTAAGCAAAGTATCGGAGGCTGCATCTTTAATCATCTGATCTAGGTGCAACCCATTACCGTTAGCGTTTTCTATTATGTATTCAATACTGGTCGGTAGTTCAATCTCGCTAGGCTTGCGGAATACCATGCCTAACATGCCCTCTTTAGTATGGCTGACAAAGTTTACAAAGTTGGCGCGGTTTCTGTATGCGTCATATCTGATCTGGTTTTCATTGCTGCCATCGCTTGCATTAGGTGCAGGAAGATATGCCGTTCCTTTAGTTGAGCCAATGCCACCAGCAAACAGGCTATTTTTATTAGGGCGCTTTTTAATAGCTGTCGCACCTTCGTCACAATCGCGCACAAGTTCCCACACCGAGATATTGTTGGCGTAGTCTGTATTTTGCGTATCTACTGGCATAGGTTTAACTCACAAATTTGATTGAAACGCTGGCGGCTGGTTTAACAACAGGCATTTCAAAGGCTATAGGATATGTCCCAGCATCAGGGAGGTGATCCAAGTTTGATTTCTTGTCGGGCGCTCCGTTAGCGTCATAGGCTAATTGTTCTAGGCAGCGGGAGTATTCAGGGCATAAAAGTTCATTGACCTTTACTAGTCCTTTATCGAATGCCACGTTAGCGGCTATTACCCTGTCTTTGACTAATGGGTTGGACTTGTTCGCATACACTGCAAACCCTGCTGATTGAAGTAGGCTTATATCTGATATAGAAGCATCGACCGTCTTACGACTGCCACCGGATGCATCAGGGTATATTCTGATTTGATGTTCTGGGTACTTTTGTTTAATGGTGGCGATTAATTCTGGCGTGTCGTATATGCCTGTTAGTTCATCGACCGCATGCCATACATTGCCGCGCGTTACATACACTACCCCAGAGCCATTAGTCACGTTAAAGTCAACACCAATTCGGAGCATTTCTTTTGGTTGTATTGTCTCGCGACTAGCACAACGTTTGCGCTCGTATGATCTAAAGACAGTGCCAGAGAATAGGTTAACAAATTGACCGTTTAAGTATGCGGCTCTTAATTCTGGGTTATAGGTATCAGCAAGGGACTCAATGTATCCGCTAGGCAGATTAGCCTCATTGTCGTATGTGCTGGCCTGTACCATTCCATAGTTAGCGGTCTGATCCATGACGAACCGTTGATAAACGAACTTGTAACCTTCTGGCGTAGTCGTAACAGATACTCTATTGGGCGCATCTTCCCACCGTAAACGGCCTATTATTTTATTCCACGCTAGAGAGGCCTTATTGGTATCCATAACGTCGATTTCGTCAACTAAGGCATTTCCAACCTTAAAGCCTACAATCGTCTGAGGTAGCTGCATTGAGCGGCATATGACCGTCCCGCGATAGGTGCGACCACTATAGTAATGAACTTCCTTATTTCCCTCTCGAATCTCAACTCTCAGCCCACACGCTGCGGCCACTTGTTCTGCTGTTATATAGTAGATGTCTCTGATCTGCGGGTAGGATGGCGCAAAGTATGCTTGATTGATTCCTGGGTACTTCCAAAAGTCCAAGCATTGAGCCACGCAACCTATGAACGTTTTGCCTGATCCATAGCCAGCAACAAAAGCGCGATACTTATTTTCAAGGTTTAGGAACTTACCTTGTGGAACGTTTACCGAAATATCCATCAATCAGCTTTACGAGCGTCAACTATTTCAACCTTCACGCTTTGCGGTGTCGCTTGATCTTCCGCTGCTTGATCGTTTTCACTCCACTTGAAGCGGTTACAGAAATACAGTTTTACCAGTGGCGCATTTACGTTGCGATCTTTCATCATATCGGTGAATTTATATTCCCAGCATGCTTCTGATGCTTCTCGCGCGCGCGTAAACGTGTCTGAAAAGTCCGAATTATCTTCTGCCCATTTATAGATTGTTGATCTCGATACATTAAGTTTGCGCGCAACTTGAACAACTGACAAACCATCATCCATTAGATCAAACACAACTTCCCCCACTTCTTGAGAGTATTTAGTTGGCCTTCCCATCTTGGACATAATAACTACCTTTAAAACGGCTAAATAAGCCTAAATTGAGTGTAAAAAACCCTTTCGGAACGTGAAATATTGTTGCACTGTTTATCTTAATTATGATATGATAATCATACATTAACAAAGGGGCTAGACAATGAGACAAAGCAAAGCAAGAAGATCAAAAAGCATAGGCGATAAAGTAGAAAATTTCCTGCTCTTATCATTTATCACTGTAGTTTTATGTACTGGTCTACATCTAACGCTATATATAGCAATGAGGGCTTTAACAGCATGAAATATTTAGCAAATCACCCTATTCAATGCCCTGATGATTTAGAGCATTTATCTTGCTTTAATCAACGTCTAGCTAGGCGCGCACATGATTGCGAGCCGACCGATGATTTTGATTTAGCTAAACACGTAAAAGAAGGCCAACATCTAGCCGGTTATTCACGCGATGAAATCAAAGAGTGCCAGTTCGAAGTTGAGCAACGTGCAAAACGTGACGCAGCAGTAAACCGCGAACATGAACGCTTAAACGCTTATTACGCTAATCGGAGGTTTTCATAATGGACGGCTTCCAAGCTCTATCAATCGCGCTGGCCTTTGCATTTTTAGGTAGTGCAGCCATCAATTCTATTATCTATCTATTTCAAAAATATATAAGGGGCAACAAATGAGCAATATTACATATCATTCTTTAAGCGATTACGTTGGCGGTTCATGTATTACAAAAACCTTTGAACTTGACGGTGTTACGCATTCCGACCATTTAACCCAGATCAGCGAATGGCTAACCTCTATAACTGCGCGCCTTAAAGATGGCGAATTGCGTGAAGAGTGGATCGTTTGCGACTATGACGACGTTCCAGCCAGTTTTGTTGGCGAATACTCCATTGATGAATCATTTTTCGACCTAATGGAGGCAATAGACCAATCCCATTTAGATGCCGAAGTATTTCACGCTGGCGTTGCGCTTGGATTCAACCTAGATCAAATCGAAGATAGATATCACGGGCATTTTTCATCAGATACCGAAATGGGTGAACAATATGCCGATTCATGTATGGAAATCCCTGAACACCTTGAACCGTATATTGACTATGAAAAGTTAGGGCGTGAATTGGCTTGGGATTATGCCGAATTCGACGGCCATTATTTTTATAACCACTAAGGGGTAACAGTATGAGTATTGATGAAAGCTATGATTCAAAACAATTTATGCATGATGTTTATGATAATTTAATGAAAAATCACCAGCACAACCCATTGGATTTTTCAGAGATTAATATTGATTCTTGCCTTGATCTTGATGACCTAACAATAAGCATTGGCGGTTTTAAGCTTAAATTTGTCGGGGTGCAGCATGAAACTAAGCGAAGATGAACTTAACGACCATTACGATTTTTATGTGGATAACCTCACAAATAATGAGCTTCCAATTAGCTTTGAAGAATGGGTGCGTGAATATCAAGATGATCTGGAACTCATAATGAATGAGTTGGCATCATGAATATTGAACCGTTACCGATTACCGTAATAGATACTTTTATGCGCGGTGATTCCGCTGCTATCGGGCCATTTCGGACGGATGGCGAATATCTGTATCTAAATAATGATGCTATTGCGTACCGCGATCAGTTTGGGGACGTTTTTCGAATAGATAAACCAACCGCAACGCCAACACCCAAAAAGCCAATATCAAAAAAGGTTCATTCTTTTGTAGTCGGCATTAGTTGGCCGTTTATTGCCTTCTGGATAGCTGCGACTACTACTTATCTAATCATTATCAACATATTTTAAGGGGTCAATTATGATTATTATTTCGTTAGGTAACGTCAATTTAGGCAATAATTTTAACTATTCGCATTTTATCGACTCATTAAATGGCGATCAAATTGATCGTATTTATTCCAAAGAATGGGAACTAGATAGCAATATCAGACTATTAGCAAAGGGCAATCATGGCCGTATTAGAATCAACACATGCGGTTCCGATTTATCAGACCATTTAAGGGGCCATTAATGAAAGCACATATAAAATTGACTCGCACCATGCTAGATAAGGCAATCATTGACGCGAATACGAGCGTTAGAGAATTTGCCCTTTCTGAAAATGTAGATTTTGCCAGTATGGTTAGCGGTGACCGTCACCAATTAGCCGCATTCTTTGCCGATGGCAGTGAAACCGTCATTAATCTATATAAAACCAACAATGCGCGCGGTGACAGGCGTGTCAGTATTAAAGGCATCAAAAAATACGCTGCTGCTGGCGATCTTGTCACCATTAGCCGCAACGCTGCACAAATTACAATAGAGGTGCAAAATGATAAACACT